GTTCTTGTTTTTTCTCTGTTGTTTTTTGTTGTTGCTCTTGTTTCTTTTCTTCAGGTTCTTTTTTGGCTTTCTTTTTAGGTCTAACACGAGCCGTTAAAGCTTTAATAAGTTGTTTGTTACGAGAATCTTCTTCTTTCTGTTCGGCCTTTAGTTTTTTGGCTGCATCGGCTTCATCTAGTTTTTTTTCTTCTTCCATCTTAACCATCATTTTATAGATGGTACCTAATTTCTGTGTGGCACCAGATAAATCCTGAGAACTGATACCACCAACATTTTCTTTTTTCTTTGGATCTTTTGTGAAATATTTGATTGCTTCTGGACTTCTACCTGTTAGACGACCTAGTAGAGCAGGTGCAAGGCGAGAACCGCCGGTGAGTGCTTTGACAATGTTTAACGGATCAAATTTCTCTTTGATACCTGTCATGCGAGCTTTGCTTCTATCAGAAAGAGCCTGACTAATAGACGAGCCAATACCACCACCACTAACAATATTGTCGGTGATAAGAGAGCTTAGAGATTTACCTCTAATGTCTTTGGCCTTTTGATAATCCATTTATTAACGCTTCTTCTGCCGTTCTTTTATCTTTTGATTTTCTTCTTCAATATATTGTATCAAAAGGGAGATATAGATATCTCTTTCCCAAGGCATCATGTTTTCAAGTTCGGTCAAACTATATTTGTGGTGTTGCATTAACGAAAAATTCGTTTTGTAATAATTACTCAGATTGTCATGACGAAATATTAACCGAAAAAATTCTCTAACCCTTCCACCTCTATCGTGTGGTGAAATCCACACTTACTACAGGTGATTTTAACATTTTCTTTTAACTTTGGTAGATTCTCAAAGAATTCTTCAATCTTTTTGAATTGTTCAGCATTCAAACTTTCAACAAACTCTAACATCTCTTGTGGTGATGTTTCATGGCCATAATAAAACTGTTCGCCATCATAAATGTATTCAATACTACTGGCAATCATATTAAATGTGATTGTATTAATATCATCATACTGTAAAGAATTCTTGACCATACCAAACTCTGGATACTTTAGTTTAATGGTAAGTTTTGGTGTAATTTGTATTTCAGGACTGATGGTCTTTTCTTGTGTAACTTTGATGTCTTGTAGATTAATATTTGTTTCCATGACATTGTTACATTCGGTGTCATTCACAATATTATTACACCGATAGCGAGCCTCTACGACTTCACCAACTGATTTGGCTCGTAGATTGACAAAGTAATATTCAATATCAATAATCGGTAACTTATCAATATTAACATTCTCAGTCAATGTGCAGTTGTTCAATATATCACGAATGTTTTGTTGCACGGTACTAGTTTCATTCGATTCTAGTGCCATTAATAGGTTTCGTTGTTCTTTTACAAGAAATGGTCGAAACTTAATTTTCTTTTTAGAAATTGGCAATTCAATTTCATAAGTTGGTATATCAAGTTTAGGTAAAGCCATGGTATTTTCACTCCATTTTAAAAATTATCTACGGAAAGTAGATGATACATCATTAATAAGATTATTTACTCCAAAACCAGCAGCACCAACAGCATTGCCACCAAGGCCGCCAATAATATTGTTTACTGCATTGATACCTGCATCGACCAACTCCATGCCAAGAGCTTGTAGAGAATTGTTCTGCCAATAAGTATATGCAAAAGTTACATTCAGTTTATGATAACCATCAGATGACCAATCTAAGTCCATTTGATTCATAGAAATAGGATAAGCATCATACAGGTTTACAGAGTATGATATTTGATTGGTGACATCATATTGATTGACGGTAATAACGGTTGAGTAATCACCTTTGTAACGCATATTGTTATTATATAATGGGTTGATATAGTTCAACCATGCATCAAAGAAAATCTTTTGTGTCATATCATCATCAATAATAAATGTCATATCAATATCGGTGTATGTATTGAGATATGGATATTTTTCTACAGGTCCATATGTTTTTTGTTCAGCTGTAGCAAAAGTTCTGCCAGGTAAACTGGCATTTTCACAACGATAGTTGAGAGATTTTGCTGATTTAATGTATGGTATTAATGTCAAAGGAATAGGAATATTCACATCAAATTTATGTGGACGAGATAAATCTTTTTGAAAGCTAGATTTAAATTCGGTAATATTACCAGCCATTTTGGTTCCTTATCGTATCTGTTCTAATGATTCTTGCCACACCTGAGATGTGGAAGCTTTCCTAAACTGTTGTATTGGCAAGAATGCTGCAATATCCCACTCATTTGGCTGCACGGCAAGTATTTTTGACTGAACATGGTTCTTCAAATACTTTTTGAAACACGGTTTGAACTCTTTAAACCGCCTGGAGGCGTTCAATATATCATAAGTGACACTCATACGCTGAATGTCTTTATTGCCGTCAACCACAGCGAAATCCATCAATTTATCCAAAAAGGCCACTCGGTACTGGATTGGCAAGTAATGCAGGTTCAAACCAGTAAAACCATCATTGTCAATATTTAATACCAATACCAAAGGGAATCTATCGTAATATGGTAAGTCTGCTTTGGTCTTTGGATCGTAATAGAAAAAATACAGTCCACCATTGTGAAAATGGTTTCCTCTATCTTCTCGTGCAATTGTGGAAGCAATACCTGTTGGATTGCCAAGTTCACCAATCTTCTTGGTCATCCAACGATAAGATTCACGGCTCATCGTTTGAAGCTCAGAAGCAGTTTTTTGTCTTGCTAATTGTGTAAGTTTAGATGCCATCTACTATTTAGTTACAGTCCGAGATGGTCTTCCGTAAGAACCTTGAACTCCCAACCACGGTCTAAACAAAACTCGGTGGCGGCTTTCCATTTAGATTGATTGATTCCCCAAGTGGCGACTTCCTGTATATACTGTTTGGTTACTCGTTTGCGTGGTTCTGGTGGCACAGCCTGTTTCTTAGGTTTAACCTCCAATAACATGGTTTTGAGTTTACCATCACGGGTTCTTATCTTTACAAGAAAATCAGGAAAATATCGGTGCCATTGGCCATCAACTGGTGACTTATAAGGAATAATAAGTTCTTCTGAAGCCCACGATATGATTTGTGGGTTCTTATCGAGCCAGTTCATTACCTTTACTTCCCAGCTGGATCGGTAGATAATATTGTTGTGGTCCCCAATGTATTTTTGAGGGTTAGAAGGTGTAAATCGTCCGGAATATGCCATAAATATACTTATATTCTTTTTAGGACAACCATGGCTATCATTTCTATACCAACATCAATCGGCGGCGTATCGATTCCAGGTAATATCATTAATGGTCCTCTTGGAGCATTATTTGGTAATAAATTTGGCATAAACAGTTATCAATATCCTAGAGATTTAGGTTCAGCAACAAAAGGTCACATTGTTCAATTTTCAGTTAATGAGATTCAGCCTATTACTTATGAAGAGGCCAAAACGTTTATTGCTAAAGGCACTTCAATTGAAGGTTTAAAAGAACAATTTAGTTCTGTCAAAAACTTTTTTACTGGTGATGCACAAAAAACTTTAAATTTCAAACCAAAAAAGAAACGAAAAGTTGCAACCATCTCTCTATATATTCCCGATACTCTAAACTTCCAATATAATGCAGGTTATGGTAATTTATCTTTAATGGATGTTGCCAAAGAAGCTACAGGAGCTTTTACTAGTGTTACTAGTGGTGTAAACAAGGAAGGCAAAAGAAATCATCCTATATTAAACACTTTGGGTAAAATGGGAAGTTTAGGTTTAACTGTTGCACAATCTAACGCAGCCAAACTTGCACTCTCAACACAAGGTCTTGCAATCAATCCGCAACAACAACTATTGTTTGAAGGCATTGATTTCAGAACTTATCAGATGGCATTTACTTTCACACCATACTCACGCCAAGAAGCTGAAGCTGTGAAAGAAATTATCAAGCTGTTTAGATATCATGCTGCACCACAAATTACAACGGCAGCTGCTGGTATGTTTTTTGTACCACCATCTACATTTGATTTGGATTTTTTATTTAATGGCCAAAGAAATAATAATGTAACACGAGTTGCAGAAAGTGTCATTGAAAGTATTGATGTAAACTATGCACCTAATGGTTGGGCTGCACACGATGATGGTGCACCGGTGCAAACAACATTGACAATGAACTTTAAAGAAATCGAACTCATTGATAAAGATAAAATTAAGGCAGGTTATTAATGCAATATTTTGATACTTTACCAAAAATAATTGAAACCGACAACGTTGGTGTTTCACGAGTATTCACCAATCTTTTAGCTCGAGCTAGTGTTATACCCGACATTTTAAAAAGTCCTTTGGTATATTATTCATATGATATACAAGAAGGTGATACGCCAGAAATTATTGCTTACAAATATTATGGCGATTCGTATCGATATTGGATTGTTTTATTTGCAAATGAACTGTTAGACCCACAATGGTCTTGGCCAATGAGTTATTCAGTATTTGATAACTATATGGCAGAAAAGTATCCTTCGGGTAATACAACAACCACGGTGCATAGTTATGAAAAAAAACTAACACAGACTGATAATGATACCAACATAGTAACTATTAATACAATCGATGTAAATCAGGCTGAATACAATAGTATTGTTGAAAATACACAAACTTATACAATTGGTAATTCAACTGTAAGTGTTGCAACTACAAAAAGAATTATTACTGTTTATGATTATGAATATGAGTTGAATGAATCAAAACGTAAGATAAACATATTAAACTCGGTTTATGTTGACCAAATGGAGCAACAGTTTAAATCATTGATGTCACAATAATATGGAAAACAATCAACAGGTTCCAGTAGTTGAATCTCCTGGTGCTTATTATCCTCAAGACTTTTCAATACAGACACTTAATCTGTTGACCGCAAGTGGCCAACGATTTGAGTTAAAGAAACTATTGGTTGAATTATCGTATTATGAGGACATCTATAGTTTTGTTACTTCTGGTTATATTACACTGGTTGATGCACAAGGATTCTTAGAACTCTTTCAATTGACTGGTAATGAATATATTGAAATTAATTTTGGTAAAATAAGAACAGGTTCAAACTCAACCGACCAGTTGTTTAGAGTTTATAAAACAAGTGACAGAAAGCCAAGTGGTAATTTAAATAGTGAAGTATATACGCTATACTTTTGTTCAGAAGAATTATTACTGTCTGAACAAATTAAAATTAGTAAATCATATTCCGGCAATACAATTTCATCAATAGTTCAAAGTATATTGACAGAAAAACTTAAAGTCAAACCAAAAAATATACAAGTAATTGAAGAAACAATTGGCATGTATGACTTTGTTATACCTCGATTGAAACCTTTTGAGGCCATTAGTTGGTTGTCCACTTATGCAAGACCAAAAGTGACAGGCACAGTAGGTGCTGATATGTTATTTTTTGAAACTAAGAATGGTTTCAATTATAGGTCTTTGCAATCAATGTTTAAAGATCCAATTTATGCCACTTATCGTTATCAAGCCAAGAACATTGAAGATTCGGTGCAAGACTTTCAAGAAAAAACTATCACAGTATTGGACTATGAATTTGTTAAAACTTATGATGCACTAGAAGATATTAGTGCTGGTACATTTGCCAACAAATTAATTTCAATTGATCCATTGGCAAGAACATTTAAAACAACTGAGTTTAATTATAAAGATTACTTTGAGAAAAAGAAAACATCTTCTCTGAATAAAAATGATGTATTGGTGCCACTCAAAAATAGATTAGGTAAAACACAAAATGAATCTTTTGATTCTCGTATCAAAGTGTTGACATCAAATGCATCACAGAATCAATTACAATATGTTAAAAGTATTCCTGGTTCTGTTGCAAAAGACATTGCGATTGAAAATTATATACCATTAAGAACGGCACAACTTGGTTTGGCCAACTATACTGTGGTTAAGATTACAATACCTGGTGATCCTGGTATTACTGCTGGTCGCACAATTGAATTCAATCTATTAACATTGAAACCTTCCACCAGTAAAAAAGAGTTGGATAGATATTATTCAGGAACTTATTTGGTAAGTGCTGTAAGACATATCATTACTTCAGGTGGTGCCTATCAAACTGTTTTAGAGATTACCAAAGACAGTTCACCAACAGCATACTCACAAATTAATAATAATAGTCCAGAATTTAGAGAAGTGGTAAATGAATAATTTCTTAGGTAAAGACGGATTTCATTGGTGGTACGGTGTCGTTGAGGACGTTGCTGATCCTTTAAAGACTGGCCGTGTGCGAGTTCGCATATTTGGTTATCATACTGATAACTTACAAGAATTACCTACTAAAGATTTACCATGGGCTCAACCATCATTATCACCAAGTAATTCTAAAACATTTAGTCCACCAAGATTAGGTGACTATGTGATGGGTTTCTTCTCTGATGGTGATTCGGCACAGGCACCAGTCATTATGGGTGTATTTCCTGGCTTTGAAACATCATATGATAAATCAAAAGGTTTCTCACCACAAAGTAATTTGGTGCCAGCACAACCACCTGCAGGCCAGATACAGTATCAGGTAGGCCAACCAACATTGGCACCTTTGGCACGAGGCGTTGTGGCCAATACTGCCATCTCACAGGCAAATTCTAATTTGACCCATGTGTGCGATATACCGGCAGGTATTAAGTTTGAGATTGCAAAACTCACCATACAGGTAAGTGGCCTAATTAATACACTAAGAACAACCATTGAAGGTTTATGGGCTAGCACAACAGCATCGCCATTTGCGGACGAGATTCGCAATTCTATTAAAACAATTAAAGCAAAGATTAAACAAATACAAAAATTTATTCGTGACCAACTAGAACCATTGCAAGATATACAAGCATTTATACAATCATTACGAGATTTGATTCAATATATTGCCACGCTACCAGCACGAATTGCAAAGTTTCTGAGTGAGTGTCTAAGTGCAGCTACACAAGGCATATCTGAAGCAATCAATGTTGGTAAAGATATTGCTAAAGAGATAGAAGGTATACGACAAGATGCTTTAGCTGTTGCAGAGGATCGTAAATTGATTATAGAAAATGAAACGGCGGTGTCGCCATACCCAAATTTTGAGAGACCTTGATGACAATATACGCATGGACTGAACCTGAATCAGCAGCTAATACCGATTATCAACCGATATATCCGTATAATACAATTCAACAAACTGAATCTGGCCATTCATTTGAAATGGATGATACACCGACTCGTGAACGAGTGAGGTTACAACACCGTTCTGGTTCTTTTATTGAAATGCATCCAAATGGTGATGAGGTACACAAGATTATTGGTAAAGGTTATGAAATTATTGCCTCTGATAAAAATGTATTAATTAAGGGTATTTGTAATATAACAATTGAAGGTGACTCGGTGCTAAATGTAAAAGGTGATGCATATACACAGATTGATGGTGATGCCTATGAAAATATTAAAGGCAGTGTGAAACAAGTGGTACAAGGTGATTCTCGTTTAATTGTGAATGGTGATATTGATATTGATTCGTCTGGTGACATCAATCTAGGTGCATCGACAGTTAATATCAATGCCGACCTGATGGTGCGTGGTGACATTGGTTGTTCACAGTCTATACAGGCTGATGGTAATATTACGGCCAAGATTTCATTATCAGCAACCAAATCAGTTGAAACGATTGGTTACATGATTGCTGGCACAACAATTGATGCTGGCATTTCAATGTTTGCACCAATGGTGTCTGATATGTTTGGCTCGGTACAAATGTTCCGTATGAAAGTCAATCAGCACGTTCATATTGGTAATCGAGGATTTTCTACATCACCACCAACTAGACCAATGGAGACATAATGGGAAGTATATACGGTCGTTTAGGGTTTAATTTTGACACCGCTAATTTTGATGGTGCGGATGAACTATCACAAGGTGTTAAAAACTATTTGGCAAATAGTAGTATCAATCTATCTCAATGGCAGATTGATGATATTGCTAATAATGAAGTCTATGGTTATTATAAAAACCCATACACCAGTGACCTGAATTCATTAAATGTATCACTCTCCGGTATTATAACATACGCCAATACACAAGCTTATGGTTATAGTAATCCAAATTTGGCTAACTCTATGTTATTAGCTGCACAGACAGCACAAACGATTGTTACCAGTTTTGGAACACACACAAATAACATATCTGGTGTGACTAGGTCATCAAATACTGCTCTGTATCCAGACTTGAACACTGCTCTTAATGTTGGTCGACAGATATTACAATTAGTTAATAAAAGTGACGGAGTGCAAAATAATATCCCAATTTTAGGTAATTTCACTAGTTTGTATATTGCAAATGCGGTATCAATCTACACAACCACATTAGCCAATGATTATATCACTCTCACCAATTCATTTTCTGGAAGTAATAGTAACATATCAAATGCGACAATTAATACTATTATTTTTGATATTCAAACCATGTCGACCGAACTGAATACTCGACAAACCGATGATATAACCTTTTATACCAATTCATATGAGATTGTTGATGAATATTTGACAATTTCTCAGTTCTCAAATTTAGGTGCCACACAGAATTCTTTGATAAATTTGATAGGCACCGACAAACTAAAAACAAGGTTAGGTATAGATTCCTAAAAATTCGAAATTTTGCGTTCCGGCCCTAAAATTTTTTGCGCCGATTTCAAATACTAAAAAAGCGATTTTACTCCTAGAGCAGAATAAATAAGAAGATGGCAACTCAAACAATAAAAAAGATATACTCCGATATTGACTTCACCTTTACCAAGAAACCGGTAACGGGAGATGTGGCACTTAGTTATGATACGCAGGCGGTTATTAGGTCCATTCGGAACCTATTATTGACTAATCACTTTGAGAAACCTTTTAATCCAGATTTAGGTTCAAATCTCAATGCTTTGCTGTTTGAATTGGTCTCACCTTTAACAGCTGCATCATTGGAACGAGAAATTTCTACAATGATAGAAAATTATGAACCAAGAGCAACTTTAGATAGTATTACGGTATCACCACAACCAGACCAAAATGCATACAATGTAAGTTTAAGCTTCTACATTGAAAATGCCACATTACCGACAGAGGTCACATTACTTTTAGAAAGAAATAGATAACATGGCCGGCGCTAATTCCAACATCCAAATGACCGATTTGGATTTTAACACAATTAAGACCAATCTCAGAACATTCTTACAATCACAAGATGTGTTGAAAGACTATAATTATGAAGGTTCTGCACTTTCTACTTTATTAGACATTCTGGCTTACAATACACAATATAATGCTTATTATTTGAATCAAGTGGCCAATGAGATGTTTTTAGATACAGCCATTCAGAGAGGTTCTGTTGTATCTCATGCTAAGTTATTGAACTATACTCCACGGTCGGCCATTGCACCTACAGCCACAATTAATTTACAAGTAAACCAAGTGGCCGTATCTTCATTGACATTACCAAAATTTACTCAGTTTATGTCAGAAGCCATTGATGGTGTCAATTATAACTTTGTTACTGCTGATTCATATACAGAAAATACTTCTGGTGGAGTGGTCAATTTTAATAATGTTATATTGAAACAAGGTTTGGCCACAACACTAAGCTTTACTGTTGATTCTATTAATAATCCATCATATACATTTGAAATACCTGACGAGAATGTAGACACATCAACCATTACGGTTACTGTTCAACAGTCATCTTCAAATGCTGCTTCTGAAGTGTATAGTTTGGCTACCAATTTTCTATCATTGACAGGTGATTCCAAAGTATATTTTCTACAAGAGAGTCTAACAAATACCTATCAAATCTATTTTGGTGATGGTATTATTGGTAAACAATTAACCGATGGTAATATTGTAAATGTATCATATGTGGTTACTAATGGATCAGCCGCAGCCTATGCCAATAATTTTGTTTTGATGGGTAACATTTCAGGTTATTCAAATACTTCGGTATTTCCTATCACAGCAGCAACAACAGGTAATGATAAAGAAACCATTGATTCAATTAAATTTCAAGCTCCCAAAGCATATGCAGCACAAAATCGTGCAGTTAGTAAGAATGATTACATTACTGCCATTCAACAAAATAGTCTAGGTATTTCGTTTGATGCTGTAAGTGTATGGGGTGGTGAAGAAAATAATCCACCTGTATATGGTCAAGTGTTTATTTCTTTAAAACCTACTGGTGCTTTTAGTTTAACTCAATCACAAAAACAACAAATCACATCACAGGTTTTAAATCCTATTTCTGTGTTGACAGTTACACCTACTATTGTTGATCCTGATTACACATATATTCGTTTAACGGTCAATGTGGTCTATGATCCAACCAAAACAAATCAAACAGCTTCACAATTACAATCTGGTATTAAAACAGCAATACAAACATTTGCAAATAGCAATCTTAATACATTCAATTCTACATTTAATACTTATGATTTATTAAATACAATTCAAACATATAGCACAGCCGTTATTACCAGTGAATACTCAATGAAATTAGAGAAAAAGTTTTTACCTAACTTATTTTTACCAATAACTTATAATTTATACTATGGTACACCTTTAGAACGAGGTCGTTTTTTAAGTGGTATTGGCAGTTCACCTGCCATGAGTTTTAGAGATCCAACCAATTTAGCTAACACAATTGACGGTGTATATATTGAAGAAGTTCCTCAAGCCACTAATGGTGTAGAATCAATTTCTATTTTGAATCCGGGTTTTGGTTATCAAGACACACCAACAATTACTATTCTAGGTGATGGTACGGGTGCTACAGCCACAGCAAAAGTATCTGGTGGTTCTATACAAAGTATCACAATTACTAATGCAGGTAACGGATACACCAGTGCAATTGCAACGGTGACGCCTGCTGCTGGTGATACCACAGGTCAACTAGCATCATTAGTTGTTAATTTAGAAGGTCGTTATGGCACACTCAGAACATATTACTTTAATGATTCTGGTGTCAAAACAATTTTTAATGGTAATGTTGGTACAGTTGATTACCAAGAAGGTATCGTCACATTAAATTCATTTAGTCCACTAACAGTTGACAATGATTTTGGTCAGTTATCTGTAATGGCGACACCAACAACAACAATTGTTTCATCATCTTATAATCGAATTATTACAATTGACCCATTTGATTCAACCGCTATTACAGTTAATGTTACTGCAAAATCATGACCATAAGCAGCGGACAAAAAACATCACTATTAATACCATCACAACTTCCTGAATTTGTTCGGGATGATCCTGCATATGCCAATTTTGTATTGTTTTTACAGGCATACTATGAGTGGTTAGAACAAAATAATAATGTAGAAGATAGAACAAAAAATATTTTAAATTACACCGATATTGATAAAACATCGGCTGAATTTTTAGACTATTTTTATGAAGATTTTCTATCGTATTTTCCTGACGAGATACTGGCCGACAAACAAAAGGTGGCCAAGATTGCACGAGACCTATATCAATCAAAAGGTACACAGGCAGCATATCGTTTTCTCTTTAGAACACTCTACAATACTGACGTAGAGTTTTTCTATACCAAAGATGCTGTGCTTCGTGCATCAGCCGGTAAATGGTATGTTGCAAAAAGTTTAAAACTTGATTCAGACAATTTAAACTTTTTAGATTGTATTAATTATCGAATTTTTGGTGAAACATCCAAATCAATTGCAACAATTGAAAACGCAATTGTTTCTGGTAACAAAATAGAATTATTCATTTCTGATATTCAACGACTATTTCAATCTGGTGAGTTTGTTCGTGTAGTTGATTCTAATAATCAAGATGTATTAATGGAAGATGGTGAAATACACAGAGCAAAAATTGTAGGCCAGATTAGTCAAATTCGTATTAATCCAAATTATCGTGGTTTATTATATCGACCTGGTGATCCTATCGTAGTTTCTGGTGGTTTAAGTTTTGTTGGTGGCGCTGGTGCCACAGCGGTTGTAGGTGAAACAACTTCTGGTTCACTTCAGCGTATCAAACTAGAAACTGGTGGATATGGATATCGCACCAATCCAAATACAATTATTAGTTTAACTAATGCTCCTGGAGCTGTAGTTACTGTGAGTAGTTTAAATCCAGCAGCCAACGGAGTTGCTAATGTTACTTTTGTTCCTACTGATGAAATATCTTTAAAGAGATTAATACAAATTGGTGCAGCTGATTATGCATTTTCAAATGTGGCTTTAGCCAATGCAAATACAACATTAGCAAATGCATTTACATTTACAGGATTTTCAACATTTCCTATTTCTTCCGTCAACGTTTTAAATTCTGGCGGAGGAATAACGGCCACACCAACCGTAACAGCAATATCACAATATACTACTGATGTTGGAAGTAATCCAGCCAACTTAAAAAACTTAGGCATTCTAGCACCAATACAAATACTTTCTGGTGGCCAAGGTTATCAAGTCAATGATAAAATTTTATTTACTGGAGGTTCTGGTCTTGGTGCAAATGCAAAAGTAACTAGTGTAAGTGGTAACGGAGAAATCTTATCTATTCAATATGGTTATGAAACATCAACTCTTACCTATCCTTTAGGTGGGTTAGGTTATCGGCCTGATGCATTGCCAGCCGTTTCTGTGGCATCAGCCAATGTGGCGGCCGCCAATGCAACATTATTGGTTCCAGGAATATTAGGTGATGGTGCAACATTCTCAACCATTGTAGACCGTGTTGGTTCAATTACAACGATTAATATTTTAGATGCTGGTGAAGATTATGTGGCTGCGCCTAATGTTTCTTTTAAAGTTCAAGATTTGGTGGTGGCAAATTTAACTCTTGATATCATACCAGAAGCAGGTAATGTTATATATCAAGGTGCTTCAGTTGCCAACTCAACATATCAAGCCATTGTAGATTCTACTACTCAATTGGTACCATTCGGTGATCCGTTGCAATCATTGTATCGCATGAGAGTATATGACTATACTTCAATACCAAATCCTAGTTTACCAATTAAAGTTGCAAATATCTCCACAATTATAACGTTATCTAGTGGTTATTCCGCCATCAATGCTGCAACTCGATTTGATTCATCGGGAGTTATAACTTATGGTGATGGTACCGCCCGTGGAACCGCATCATTTTTAAATGGTCTAGTGGTCAGTCAAGGTCAATACTTAGATACAACAGGTCAACCAAGTTCGTTTGACGTATTACAAAGTGAAATCTATAACAACTTTACTTATCAGATTACATTAGAAAAAGAGATTGCGGCTTACCGTGATACATTACTGAACCTATTACACCCAACTGGTATGAAGGTCATTGGCCGATATGCCATGAAATCCAATAATGAGATTGACTTGACGGCTGTTTCAGCATTAGATACTGGTCATACTTTAGGTTTCTATACTGGTGATCCAGGTTCCTATGTGACCATGAGTTCGACATGGACCAATTATAGTAACAATATCGTTAACTTTGAATCACTTGTTGGTGCCAATCTACAAAATATCGTATTACCGAACAGTAGTCTGGCTATCACCTTGACCAATGGCTTCCAAATATTCTCTGAAGTTGCTGAGATTTATGGTAATGGAGCCAACAATGTTGTTCTTAAAGATAATGTCTGGTTGACCTATGCAAATGTTGCTTATGTGACAGCAAATGCTGGTAGTAACGTCATAAATATAGCATCATTGACAGGTTCTTATAACATTGTCAACAACGGTGCTTATAGTAACACACAATATCCATTAAAAGATATTGTATTTGCTGGTGATAAGGTACTGGTGGCCAATAATACCGAGAAAACGGTACAAAGTGTTAACTGGACTGGCGGTACTGTCACATTGACCAGTAATCTGGCCAATACCGTTAACTCGTTGATGTCGGTACAAAGAACAGTTTCAACAACAGATGTCATTATATACGGACCTGTTGGTTTGCAATACTCTCCTGAATTAATTACACAAGATGGAGATACAATCGTAACACAAGATAACAACGTCATTACACTAGGGTAAGAAATGTCTACAGTAAAAATTACAGACCTGCCGGTCATATCAAATTTAGATGCCAATACAGGTAATACCATTCTTGTTGGCGTAGATTTATCTTCTGACACAACAGGTAGAATTTCTGCAACAGTTCTTGCAGATGGATTATATGAGAACAAATCTCTGAAAGTTGGTGCGCCTGACATTTTATTTTCAAATGTGATTGCACAATTTGCTGGTTCGGGCAATCCATATTTACAAGTTAATGCACAGAATACTGATAGAAACAATTCAATAGACTATGTAGCAACGGCAGATATTGGTACCAATGCAAATAACTTTATTGACATGGGTATGAATAACTCATCATATAATGATCCAAATTTTTCTGCACAAAGAGCTTTAGATGGTTATTTGTATGTTCACGGCTCAGTTGATTCATCTTCAGACGGTAACCTAGTTATTGGTACGGCATCATCTGGCGCCAATGTGGTGTTTGCTGTGGGTGGCCAACGTGTTGCCAATGTTGTAGCCACCATTTCTCGTTTTGGTTTGTCAATGAATGGTGCCAGTTACATTAAATTCTCTGACAACTCTATTCAATCCGTTGCAGCTGCACCTGCCAACTATACACAGTCGGCGTTTAATGCAGCCAATACTGTTGCAGCAAATGTTATTATAATTCAAGGTGTGAATGATACACAAAACACCAAACTGAATTCTATTGAGACCATTAACACCAATCAAAATACTAGTATTAGTATCATTCAAGGTGTTGACCTAACTCAAAATACCAGATTAAATTCTATTGAGAACATCAACACCAATCAAAACACCAGTATCTCTATCATCGAAGGTGTTAATCTCACACAGAATACAAACATAACTACTGCCAACAATGCGGCTTGGGCAGCATTTACTAAAGCCAATAATGCTTTGGCTAACACATCAGGTACTTTTGATGGTACTTTAAATATTTCAAATAACTTAACCGTCAATGGTACTGTTGTTTTAGCCAATACAAATTTTGCTGCAACAGAAGCTGCTTTTAGAATCACAGCTGCAGGAAGTTCACAAACACCAACACAAGCCGGCACATTAATGCAATTGACTGGCAAAGCAAACACAGCGGCTAGAGTGTTGATTGATTCTGTTGGCACATCAAATGCATCATATTCTCTTATTGCTGGTAGAAGTGCTAGAGGTACAGTAGATGCACCAACAGCGACACAGAACAATGATATATTGTTGCGTATTGCTGGTAACTCATATGGCACTACAGGATATGCACCTTTTGGTGATGCAAGAATTGATTTTGTTGCTACTGAAAATCATTCAGACACCGCTCGTGGTTCTAGAATAAGATTCTGGAATACACCAACAGGTTCAAATGTTGTTAATGAAATTGCTTCATTTAATGCCGATTCTGTATATTTT